CCTAGGAAGATTTACATCTTCTTAGAGACAAGCGTCTGGACCCCGCTATATTACTATAGACTTTACCAGACGTCTCTACAGGTTTGCGACCTGTAGAGTAAGCCACTTGACCGGGTACTCTGTTATACAGAGACAGGTGTAAGATCCAAAGAGGTATCAGGACCTAAGTCCAGGATACATCTTTATAATCTCAAACCTCTCTCGTAAGCGTTTACCAATAACGAATGACGCAGTAGGTACGACATGATCACCTCTTCTTACGAAGATTTGATCACTCATTGGTTGAGTCATGGCCCTTAGTAATAAAGGCCAGTCCTCTCCCTTTGTGTCGATCCTTCGTGCCAAACGTTTCTAATCCATGAATCCTTCTTCAACGAGTCCGTAGACTTGGAGAACGGGGATAGCATAGATTAGGTCATAGGCAACTGGATGTTCTTCGCCAATCCCAGTTAAGAATAATAAACAAGCTTCAGCTAAGGCCCCTAGGGACCTTCCTGATTTGTTATTATCATTCTCTGGATTTGACTCAGCGAAACTCTCAACCATCATATTCGATAGTAAAGCATTAGCTTCATCTAAAGATAATGGGGGTTTAAAGTCGAATTCAAACAACCTGGCAATCTCATTAACTGAGACGTCAGCTTGAATGGTTCCTCTCATGGTTTTAATCATGGATTCGCTGATTGAGCTAATTAGACGAATGCTATTGACCCTTTTGGATCGATAGCCCATCTAATGCTCATAGAATGAACATACAGCAGCAGGGGTACCTTTAACACACTCCCAACCCTTTCTTTCTGCATCAATCAAATAGTTAACTAAGAGATAACATCTCGAAGCAACTTCTGAAAGACCAGAAATTGGAAATGGAGTTATTTCATCAAACTTATAAAAGAGTCGCTTAGCGAACTCTCCTATAAACTCTGAAGAAAATGTCTTCTCTGAAGACACCTCCACTCCAAGGTTTTGAATGCGGATACGGTAAGCCTTAGCTAGTTCATTATTACCTATCATTACATCATCTCCTAGCATGACATATGGTGCAGTATTCCAAGGAATACTACAATCATTACATGCTTGAAACATGACGAAATGATGGGCTAAAGTTGTGGTAGCCCATGATGAGTAAGCTCCCATCGGAGTCCCCACTGAGTATGAAATATACCCAATAGCGGAATCAAATGGAAGGCCAATCATCACGTATTCCCACGCTTTAACATAATAACTAGGTAAGACCCCTTTCTAGACGATTGAAACAAATTTGATCGGAAATCTATCAGTAAAGGCCGAGAGGTCAATACTGTGGAAAACCGGCCATCCTTGAATCTTTGTCTTGAAAGACCCTTGGTCAAATGTACAATCTTGAGGAATCTTTCTTAAGACCCGATAAGTCCATGAATGTAAGGGTCGTAAAACAGTTTGGGACATATAGTCCTATTCTGCTACAACTCTTACCTTCAATTCTTTATCAGGAAAGAAGACAATCTTCCTCAATCTGACGATAGTCGGTATAAAATTGCTAGTAATAGCTCTGATATGCGCGATTATCTTCGGATTTTCTAAAAGACTCGTCTACTTCTCGGAGAATGTTTGCCCACCAAGTAGTTTTAGGTTTTCAATCTAATCTACCGGGAGCATATAAACTTCGTGAAGTGACGACCCTAAGGCGTGACCAATCGGTCCTGCCTTAGAGCTAAAATGGAATTTACGCCAATTTAGACTTTTAGGAAGTACATTTAAACCTACGTGGTAGCCCAAAGCTAGCCAGAAAGCCATTAACCCATTACTATCATAGACCTACCCATTAATATGGGGATCAGTGATAGTTTTGAAGTTAGGTAACTTTCCGGCCGACTATGCTCTTGTTGCATAAAGTATTGTCTACTAATAACGGAGTACTAGTACTCGGTCATTACATGACATATCCTTTAGCAATTCAGAGCCTAGCGCTTTTGGCCACCCGTTTGATAGGACGCTTACACCTTTCACAACCAATCCATCAGCAGACAAGAAGTGTAATAGTTGTGTACGCACACTTTTAACGGTGTTTATACACTCTATTATTCCTCTCGTCTCGTTGATTTTCTGGAAGTGATCGATCGCATGACGGAACAACTCCAATCTAATGGTAGAACTCGGATTGAAAACCCGGGCCTACCAGCAAAGTATTGCCGGTAAGGTTATCCAGATATTCTTAGGAGTTATACGGAAATATTTCCGTGTAGTTCTAACGAATGTCTTTATATTCTTATTGGTAACTTTGGTAGTAGATTGCCAACTTCCTACTCCCTGACATGTTTTCCTCCTTTCTCTATAAGTTTACTTGTAGGTTAGGGTGTTAGCCTGTTACAGTAGGGAGTTCGCAACAAACTCCTATATGATAGAGAAGTTCCACATGCCTCGAAATCTGAATCTTTCAAGTTGGAATAAGCTCATAAGAGTATTGCCTCTTTGGCAGAGACTCTTGAGTCTATGGGTACTATTAGTTTAGTTTTACATTCCGTATCCTGGAGGATTTCTGTGAAGAATATCCAAAAGGGCGCAATGGCAAACCGAATTTTAGATTGCTCGTGTTATATATACGTCTTTCTAGAGGTTTCCAATCTCTAGAGGATGGCATATTATCCAGCATCTAGGTGTGCTCCCCCGTAAGGGTCGAGTTCACTATATTCCTAATAGCTCAC